AGTTCAAGGTTTACAGTTTTTTCAACGTTCCAACCAATCGCATCCAAAATAGACTTGAGTGGTTCTACAAAACTCTTTTCAAATTGTAGGTCATAATCAATATACTTGTCAAGACCAAGTTCTCTAGGAAAATCTTGGATAAAGGAGATGACATTCTCCTGAATAATATTCGGTTTTTTCAAGTAGAGAAACTTAATCTTCTCACCATTATTAATAAGTGAATATTTATTAGTCAGTTTCTTCTCCTTAATATAGTGATTAAAAAGAAGTGCTCCACGACAATGAATGGGAGTTCCTTTAATATAAATGTCGGCATTAGACCTATACTTGACGACATCAGAAACCGAACGTGGAAATGCAATCTCTTCTGGCGGAAGTGCCTTAAATTCTTTACGGCACTGGTCAATAAAATCAATAACCTCATCTTCAGTCCCATTCATCATCAGTTTGAGACCATCCTTAATCATCTTGCGACAAGGTGCTGGTGTAGAAGACTTCACTGCTTCAATGCCCATCATCTTCAGTTTGGGTTCATTGTATTGAACACCCTCACTGTTCCATACGTTGAGAATATATCGCTTCTTCGCAGTCCAAATACCACGTTCAGCGATATTCTCACGCTTCATAATCATTTTCTGTTCATATGCCTGAACATAATCCGCAAGGTCCTGATAAGACTGTTCGATGAATGGTTCCAACTTGTCTTGACAGATCTTATCAAGTAACTGAACAACCGCTGTTTTATCGTCAGACTTATTACTAAGAAATTTAGTAACAAGAGGTCCCATATTAAGATAGATTGAATCGGTGTCGGATGCGATAACATAATCCTCATCCTCCGTTTGCAAAATCTTATTTAGATATCCGTTCATTCGGTTTTCAATCCAACGGATAGAAACTTGCCCAGAGAGTGTAATCGCTTCTGCGTTTGCTAGTTTGTAATATCGAAAATACTGATTACCGATAGCACCATAAGCAGAGTTAAGTTGAATCTTCCTAGCCATCTGGATATTGTTACACCGTGCAATTTCTTTCTCAAGAGTTTTTGTAGGTGTCTTTTCATATTCCTGTTTGGCAGCAAGCATTTTCTTCTTGTAGATGGTGCGATCTTTGTAGATCTTCTCCATCAATTCTGGAAGAAACCCACGGACATCTTTGCGGAACATAGCACCATTGGCACAGACCGCATTGTCCTTATACATCTCAAATGTTATTTCTTCATTAAGTATTTTATCAACTGTTGCTGATGGGTGTCTCTCATCCAAGAGCGTCTCTGGTGAGATGTTGTACTGCATGATAAGATGAGGATAAAGAGAGTTAAGGTCAAAAGAGACCACCCAATCATACTTTCCAGGAATCGGTTCTTTGACGTAGGCTCCTGCATATTTGGAATCCTTATCTGATTTTTCCTTTGGAGGGATAACGATATTCTTTTTCTTCAAATAATTGTAAATAATCGTATCCCACATACGAACCTGTGAAGAAACATCAGCATAATTTGCCTTGGCATCATATGCCATTGTAACTGCTAGCTCAATCAGTTTCATCTTGTCTTCCATACGGTCAACAAGTTCCACGTCCTTGATGTTGTATTCTACAAACTTCTGCCAACCATTAGTATAGAAGTCTTTAAAGGTATCAAACTCAGAGTGGTCTAGTTTCTTCTGCCCGAGTTCTACACTAGCTATGTAGTCCAGACGATAGGATTCTTGTGCTTTGTATGTAAACTTTTTATACAAGTTCAAATAATCAAGCTGAGTAATACCACCGACATCATAAGCAATATTCTTACGACCAGCAATAAAGATCTCACGTTCAGTAACAAGACCCCAAGGTGAGAGACGTTTCATCAACTTCTCACCAAGGATTCTCTCAATACGCCTCACAAGATACGGCATATCATACAGTTCACTATTCCATCCAGTCACAACTTCAGGAATATTCTCCTCTACCATCCACCAGTTAATAAAGTCATTCAGAAGTTCATACTCGGTCCTAAAACCTTTGTAGATGACATTATCCTGTTTGTTCTTGAATGGACCTTTGCCCCAGGTTCGGATTTGTTTGGTTGCATAATCCTGAATGGTAATCAACAGGACTTCCTCTGCGGCAGATTCTACGTCGGGGAATCCATTTTCGGATGCAACCTCAATATCAATCGTGGTAATCTTGATTTTATTGGTATCGAACTTAATTTCTTCCTCCGGATACATTTTGGAAATGTATTGGTAAATGTATCCAGTGTTGCCATAGATCTTAAAGTTTTCTACGCCCTCATACTTCTTAATAAAGTCACGACACTCTCTTACAGTTCCTGGTTGAACTGACTCAACATATTCCCCCTCAAGGGTTTGATATTTTGTTTTTTTATTAGAAGGGACAAAAAGAGTCGGGTAGAACTTCTCCTTAGTCATGAAATGGCGACCATTTTCATAACCACGGACTAGGAAGTTGTCCCCGACCATTTGGACGTTTGTATAAAAGCGCATCAGGCAATCATCTCAAAGTATTTGGAAAGCAAATCAGGTGTTGGGTCTGCAAGAGTCATAATACTCTCAGAACTAATCATATATTCAGTTTGTGATGAAAAATCAATCCAAGGTTCCAAATAATACTCTTCGGATTGTTTTTTGAGGATAAAAGGATTGGTCAGTTTACAGTCTGGTTCTCCAATATCGGCACCGACTTCTACAATCTCAGTAATCAATACAGTGTCATTCTTCAGTAAAAGACACTTCACTATTTGTTCCATTTACCTTTTCCTCATACAATTTTTTAATTTCTCTGACTGGTTCTACAATCGTAACCAACCAATCTGGTCTAACAGGAATCTCCTTATCACTAGTAAACACGATCCAAGGAGAAAATGTTACTCCAACAGAATCATCTTCCGATTTTTCGGAAAGATATAAAGACTCTGTAAGTGTAAGAACATGTGGGTCCTTAAACAAGTATCCACAAATATTTTCTTCTGAAATCAGTTCTTTAATATCAGCAATGATGGTTTCACCAGATTTTAATAGTGCAAGTTTTACGGACATTTACAAGATTTCTCTCCATTCATTCTACCAATAAAAAAGGGAGGTGTCAATGGTTTTTGCCATTACCTCCCTCGTCTGCGCCGACGATATTCAGTTTTATTTATCAGGATGTATCAGGGCAGAACGGCGGCGAACGTTCCCCCGAAGAAAAGAGTCATTGCTGTTCCAAATGTTAAGGCGGCGGTGGTAAAGTGCATCGTCTCCTCCATAGGTCTAAATTATATAGTCATTATGTATCATAGTGATACAAAAATCTGTAATCGTTGCTACTGATTTCTACTCAATTGTATTGATTTAAAGATAGTCCTTACGTGCGTGATGCTCTGGGACTATTTTTCCGAGGACGATTCTGAGGAGTCCGTCTTCGAATGTAACGTCTCTGACTTCTGTGTCGTCGGATAAAGTCCACGCTCGTTTAAAACTTCTGCTAGCCAATCCCTTGTGGACAAACGTCCTCTCCGACTCTGTATCCTCTTTTTGTCCTTCGACAAAAAGTTTTCCATACTCCGTGAAAACATAAACCTCCTTCTTCTTAAACCCTGCTAATGCAATTTCTAAATGAGATTCTACATTATTTACCTGAACTAGGTTGTAAGGTGGATAGTTTGTTGTAGTTTCGTGAAGATTAAACAGACGATCAAAGTATTCGTCCATTCCAATACTGTTTCTTGTAATCCTATCCATCAGGGCAGGAAGATCCGCAGCAGTATACCTTGCGAGGTTGTTCATTATGGTAGCTCCTTAAATAAGCGAGTTTGTGTTTTGTGGACCCTTTCGGCATCCATAGTATATATTATCACAAGACATAAAAAAGGGGGTGTGGACCCCCGTATCTTTTTGTTCGGTTTTTAGAAAAATGAATTAAGTTTTTTATCATTCCAAGAAAAACAATCCCATCCATTTCTTCTATTTGATTTACTATTCCCATTGGGAGCAATATCTGTAGCAGCAGCAGACAGAGATTTTGGTGACCCACCATGATCGATTAAATTTTCTTCAGAATTTACAACTTTACAAGAAACTCCATTATATTTGAGAATTTGCCCCTCACAACATCCAATGGATTTGAGTGTTTTTGTAGAATTGAATCGTTTAGATTCAAATTCCTCTTCATCATCTTCTTCTACATATTCTTCCACCCCAGGAAAATCCAAAAAAATATCAAATAAATTATCAATCATACATAAGGGAATATCAAAAAATTCCCTTTTAGGATTAACTCGATATGGACCTAGCAAGTTATGAATACGTTTTTCAGTCTCATCCATATTAGGAACCACTAATGCCCTATAGACTTCAAATGGTTGAGGTAGACCTGTAGTAAAAAGTTCTTTTAATCTACGAAGAATATTATCAGTTTTTCCAATTTTAACCCGCGTATACCCTTCAGTTATTGCATTTAATGCAATATTGGTGAAACAATAGATATACTGATCTTTAGAAAAGGTCACTTTTTTGTGTTTTTTCCATTTAATGTATCCCTACATTATAGGGCATAAAAAAGGGGGCGTCAAGCCCCCAGTTTCATTCGGTTTTCTCTATATATGGGATAGATATATTCTCTATTACCCTTTCAGATAAGGTTAAATTTTTCTTTTTAATAATTGAATAACCTTTATGGTGTTGCCTTGAATCTTTTGCCTTAGTGTCTAATGAAGTTTTTCTTAAAGCACCCTTATCAAGATTAAACAATTCACAAAATTTAGAAAGATTAAAAGTCACATAATTGTTTTCACCATTTGTGATGTAAAAAATAGTATCACAATTATGCAGTGCTTTATTTTCTTCCTGAGTAACCCACATTAGATTTGAAACGTGATTGTTTTTCACGTTTTCATCTTTATGATGAACTTCGGTTTTATTATCTGGATTTGGAATATGGTGAGACGCAACTAATCTATGAATCGCACCATATTTGCAAACCTCATATTTTTGTCCTCTCAGACCATATTTTTTATATCTAGATGGAACACGACCAGTTTCATCATAAACTTCACCACTTTCAGTAACGATAAAATCGCTCATATCATTCGGTTTCTTCTACACGCTTCTTCTTGGAACCAATATTGTATTTGGTTTCCAGGATCCAATCACCCTTGTCCTTATAAGCAAGGACTTTGATTTGGTTGAGTGGAGCAATGTCTTGAATCTTGGTGACATCCACAATACCAATAAGACCCCAATCAGCAAGCAACTGAGCAATACGATTGCGACGTTGGACATCATTCACAGTAAGGTTTGCGTGCTTACCATCAAGGGCAAACAGTTCCTTAAAGTGGACCAGATAATACCTTCCTTGCTTGTGGAGAATATGGCAGGACTGGTAAATCTTCTTTTCTTTTCTTGAAGCAACTCCGATGCGGGTCAGAGTTTCACGCACTTTCAAAAAGTCATCGGGTTCGTTAAGAACCACTTCAACCATTTGTTCGGGCGACCACTTCACTTCGGGTTCTTGAACCACACTCATTTTTTTCCTCCAGTATCAAATTTCGATTTAATAAAAGTAAGTTGTTCTTCTGTAAGAATCCTCAAAGCTTGTTTTGCCTTCTCATTACTATAACCATAATAACGTTTGACATAATCAAGGTCTTTGATTTTATCTTGTCGGAGCCAGGGAGAAAATCTCTTCTTTTTCCTCAGACTATTTAGATAAAAATCATATTGTAGTTTTTTAGGAAGGAAATGATACTGGTTTAGTTCATTCGCAAACATCACAGCATCAAGGTGTCCAGAGAAACAACGGTTGATGATATAGGGAGGATATTCCTTCTCAAGTGAAGGGTCTTCGTCAATCAGATTCTTTTTCGTCTGATTGATCGAGTTTAACCAGTCCTTCAATTCCATAATTAAAAAGTAGTAGTTCTTTGCGTTTCTTTTGCTCTCGCATATATTCACCAACCGACCTCATTGTATAAGTAAGGTCAAACTC